AAGAATGGACAAGTGTATCTAATACCATTCTTTATTTCTGTTACTCCGTGAACATAGTTCATGTCCCCTGGAAAAAAGTATGCAGCTCCACGCTTTGGCTTAAACTTAATATCCTGAAGAGGAAAATATAGCTCTCCACCCTCATAGTCTTCATTTAAATAAAACAAACTTGCAATGTCATAGTACGGAAAATCATTAGGCTGTCCAGCATCTGGACCTTCGTGTAGCTCTTTGTCTGCATGAGGATTTTGTAATTGTCCTGGAAGCCATCGAACTATTGTTTCTCCTGTTGGATTAACTTTTACACTAAAAAAATCTTCAATGACTGGTCTAAGTCTTTCATAAAGAGCTTGAATTATTGCTCTAATTTCTGTATTATTTTTATCTAGAGTAGGTCCTGTTGCAACACGATCTTTCCAGTAACCAGCATCATAAACAACTGTTCCGTTCTCGTTTGCATGGCTTTGAGTAATATCCCAAATTGTTATATTTCTTGCAGCATTTTCTAAAAAAGAAACTTCTTCTTCTGTCATAAAGTTTTCTAGCTCTACAATATTTTCTGGGCCGTTGCCAAAAAATCCTGATGGGGTTAAAGATGGTTCTCTTATAACTATTATAGGTGTATTTTCATTCATATTATTATTATACCACTAGCTTTCTTTATCTCTATGGTCATTTATTTTTAAAATAATTGACTTGACCTCATGCTGGCCTATGCTATTTCCTTTATAGTCTACTGCATCACGATAGAAGTTTGTAAATCCTCCTTCTTGTGATATTTTTTCCCAAACCTCAAGTTTATTTTGCAATTCATCTTGGTAGTTTTCATCATACGTTTTATTATATAAGTTTAGTTCAAAAGTAGTTAGATTTTTTAGTGATATTGGGATTATTGTAATTACTGGAGTACCTGCTGGTATAACTATATTGACATTTGGTCTTGTAATCTTCCAAGCAATTGGCAACATGTCGTCATGAAAAGAAGTTGATATAATTGATGTAAATGGTACTGCTCCATCAATAAAGTAGTTAGGTGGAACTATAGACAACATTGATACATCTTCATCTGTTTTAAAAAATATGCCAGAATGAAAGCTTACTGTAGAATTTCCTCTAACAGTATTACAAGAATCTTGTCCCCTAATTATTTTAACATGTGTATCTGAGCTATCTGATATGCCATCCCAAACAAACTCTATATCTTCTAAAAATGATATTGAGTATCCAATAGAATTAGCCATAGCCAGTGGAAAACATTTGTAAGCGTGTCTATCACTTGTATTGTCCATCCACTCTCTTTGAACCCTAGTTTGTTCTATTTTTACCTTGGCTCCTGGTACTACATAAGCATTAATACTATTCATATTTTCTTGGCTGCCAAACTTTATTTTTATAAACTCCACCATCTGGTACACGATACTTGTTAGAGTTCTTCATGTTTTTATTATCTATATTGCTGGGATTTTCAATTACTATTTCTGAAACCCAGTCTTCTCTTTTAAAAGGAATAATTTGAGCAAATGGAGTTCCTGCTGGGATTACACCAGAAAATCCTTCTCTTAAAAAGAAAGGCATTGATCCTGGAAGATTTATATTATCGTTATCTATAATTCCAGATGTAGTTAAAAATGGTAGCTCAAACCTATTAAATGGTTGAGAGTATAAAGCACTATAGCCTTCTGGCGTTTCAACTGCCCAGTCTGGGAACCATGCAAAATGTGTTTGATAATATCCGTGTGGATGTTCAAACTGATCCATAGGAGCTCTTAGTGTACAAAAGTCTTTATAGGCTTTGTTTGCTATTGTTATAGACAGGGTATTAGCATCGGTGTGTATAATCTCAATATCACAAGGAGTTTTTAAAGTATATCCCGTTCCCATAATGTCAAATATTGCAGGGCAGGCTTTCCATGTAGGAATTTTGCCATTATCTCCACCTATCCAAAAATCACCGTTAGGCTTTTTTGCAAACCTATCAGCTTTGCGATACCACTCTGGTATTGTTTTGATAATTGGACCTGGAGCAGATATTGATTGTTTGTTTAGCCAAGGCCTGTTAGAAACAAACTTAATTATGTTGCTCATGAGCCTGTTTCTTGATAAAATTTAGGATCATGAAATTTTTCACTATAGTCAAGCATAGTTACCAAAGAATATTTTGTACCATTAAGAACTGGCATAGCTCTATGTGGATACATGTAGTTTGAAGGGAAAATAACTACATCTCCTGCTTTTGGAGTATACAAAATGTCTTGTTGACTAAAGTGTAGTCCACCGCCCTCATAGTCATCATTAAGATATGCTACAAGAGACACTGTGCAATTATAAGAAAAACCATGATCATGGTGATACTGAAAGTGGTCACCCTTTTCATATTTGATAAAGTTAAATGCTTCCCAATATCTTAGACTATGGATATTAAACTTTGCACAATAATCATCTACAGCTACTTTTTGTGTCTCATAGCAATCATCCCATATTTTAGCAAGCTCTTCATACTCTTTTGTATTATCGTTATACAAATCATTTTTCTTGTACTTAAAATCTACGCAGTCTCGATATTCTGGCATAAGCTCCTGGTATCCAACATATGCTGGCTGCCAAGCATATCTTCCTTCACCACCGTCAAGAACTGCTTCAAGTCTTTCTGGAACATTCAAATTTCTTGGAATAACATTACTGTATACGTATATACCGTTTCCCAAATTTGTTATCTCTATGCCTTTGCTTTCTATAATATTCATCTTATCTCCTTTTAGTTTGTTTTTAAACCTGAATATTTTGGTATATATTTTTTTGTAAAGTACCCAATTACTGTACTCTTATCTGGCTCGTTCTGTATACCTGGAATAAATACTTTGTGTCTGTGCCAGTATGAATGATACAAAGCTACTGTAACGCTATTAGAAATAAAATCCATAGTTTCTTTATACTTGTCTGGTCTAGAAAAATAGTCTGCGTTTCCATATCTTATTGGATGAAACATGCTTTCTTCTTTTACAAAACCATATAGATTATTTTCTGAAACAACTTTTGTTAAAAGGTCTGGACCAATTAATGTCTGATCTTGCACAAAGTTGTCTGGCAAATCTGAAAAACCTTTGATCATTTGATTAATAATGTCATCATTATCTATATACAGAATATCGCCATTTACTCTTATTGGCCCTTCATATGGCAATGGGTTATCTATCATGTATCCAAATAAATAGGGTTTTGGATCGGGCCAAGAATCTGTTAAACAAACAACATCTGAATCAGTCCAAATTAAATCTGTTTTCTTTAACATATAAATTCTGAATATGTCAGAAAACTGTGAATGACCTTCACCAAAAGACTTACTTTCGAATGTTGGCAAGAATATGCCATCTTCAGGAATTATTTCGTTTGCATCTCTCTTAATGGCACCTTCTGGAACCTCTATAGACATGTCATAAAGATATATATTAAGTTCGTGCCCATGATGGATGTACGAGTTCCAGGAAACCTCTTGTAAAATTGTATGCTTGTTTCCAAACCACAATGTTCCAAACTTTAGCCCCATTAGCCAATGCTCCCATCCTGTCTAATAATTGTACCATAGGGATTGTCTTTATGAGCAAGGTCATTAATGTCCATCATAACAACAACGCAATATTTTGTTCCCGATTTTATAGGCAAAGATGCGTGTTCATACATGTAGTTTGATGGAAATATTGCAATGTCTCCATACTCTGGCTTAATAGTTAAATTATCCAATCTTGGAAAATGTATTTCTCCACCTTCGTAGTCATCATTTAAATATATTACAGCAGAAACAGTACATTTGTATGCTGGTCCATCGTCTGCATGTATTCTAAAGTGTTTTCCTTCTCCTTCGTACTTAACAAAATTAAATACTTCATAAAAGTTTACAGCTATTCCCCAATATCTACAATAATCATCAACACATTTTTTTAAAGTATTAAAAACTTTATTGTATGTATTAATTAGCTTTTCGTTTGTATCGTTTATATCACCCAATGTTTTTGAGCTCATCTTGAAATCAACACAGTCTCTAGCTTTTTTTATTGGAGTAGTAGAATTAGTAACCTGAGCTTCATTCCACTTGTAAGGTCCATCAGAGCTAAGAACTTCATCTAAAGAATTAATAAAAAAATTAATTTCTTCTTGAGAAAATGCATGATGATAAACATTTAAACCAAAGCCAGGATTAGAAACACGAAGCCCATTAAACTGCTTATCTGGCATTCTATTTATTGTTGTTTCTGATCTTTCTTTTTCTAACCACTCATCTGCAACGTCTTTATATTCCATACTATTCCTCTTTCCCCGTTTTTAAAATAGCAATTTCTTGTTCTAAGCTTTCTAATCTTGTTAGGGTAGTCTTTAACACTTCAACTAGATATACAGATATAAGATCATACCTAAGTGCTAGAGGCTCTCCATACTCATCTAAAATGACAACGTATTTTAATCCATCAACTTTAAACAGTTCTTCAGCAATATATCCTATTTGCCTAGTCTCTGCTGTATCGTCGTTATATATCCATGTTACTGGATTTAAGCTTTTTATACAAGCTTCAAAATCAACTTCTATTGGCCCCATTTTGTACTACCCCTTTTTTGTATTAACTACACTCACAATACTATGCTTAAACTTAAGTGATGAGTATCCGAATCTTGGGAAGAATGGGAAGAATGGTGGGAAGAATGGGAATGAAGGTGGGAAGAACGGTGGGAAGAATGGTGGGAAGAATGGGAAGAACGGTGGGAAGAACGGTGGGAAGAATGGTGGGAAAAATGGGAAGAATGGTGGGAAGAATGGTGGGAAGAACGGTGGGGCAACAGGTGAAACAGAATTAGATGCAGCTGATGCATCTGAAACAAGAGTTCCGTTATTGAGTGTTACTGTAAAAGTATATGCGGTTCCATTTGTTAAACCAGAAACAGTAATTGGAGATGTTCCAGTTCCTGTAATGTTTCCTGGGTTAGATGTTGCGGTATAGGTTAGTGTTCCAGTTCCCTTGCCAGTAAATGCTGGGGCTGTAAATGTTACAGATGCTGATGCATTTCCTGCTGTAGCTGATCCAATGGTTGGGGCATCTGGCTTACGTCCATTTTGGGAATTACCTATGCCTATGATTTCCATATTTGAATTATATCACAATATAAACAGTTTTGTTCTATCTTTTTA